AGGGGGTGTAAAACTAGCTTTAACTCCTTTTATGATAGCTAGACGAAAAGAAATACAACAAACTCTTAAAACTTTTGACGAAGACCCGATATTAAAAGGTAATGAAACTGTTCGAAATTCTCTTAAAAAAGAACTAGACCAAATCAATAAAACAGAGGCAGAAGATTTAAGAATAAAAGAACAATATGAAGGGTTTGTAAAAGACCCTACAACGTTTGGTAAAAAACAACCGATAAAAGAATTAGCAGACGCTACAAAGAAAACAGGTAGAAAACCTATGTCTGTTGATGAAATAGCTACACAAATTCGCAGGAACGAAGAAGCAGGAACACCGTTTGTGTTTCGTGGTGAAAGAGGAATAGCTTCGTTACCAAATAAACCAAAGTATTTAGCCGCTGATGCTTTAGATACAAGATTACCTAACTTTAGTAAAGAAGGTTTTGAAATATATAAACCTCAATTTAATAAAGTTTTAGACGTAGATAATATGCCATCTAGGATAGATGAAATATTAACTAATATAGAAATGCGTGGTGGTAGACCAAGCCGTACAGGCGGTGCGAATCAACGAGATTTTGATATAGAAAGAATTAGAGGCAATATACGAGATAGTGCTAATAAAACTCCATCATCGATTGATAAAGGAACAACAAAAATTTTCCAAGACGAAGGCTACGACGCATTAAGATTCCCTCCTAGAGGATTTAAAGGTGAAAGCGATACTTATATATCTTTAGACCCTGCAAATAATTTAAAACTATTCGAAAACGTTTCCCCTGATATGGTAGACGATTTAATAAGAGAACTCGCTAGAAACCAAATGAAATAAATGACATCTAACGCAGACAAGTTAAAGTCTTTAAAAAACATAGACCTAACACATTTAACTAAGGCAGAAGCTAAAGAGTTTACTGTTCTATTAGAAGAATTAGAAAAACGAGAGTTTCAAGAAAAAGCCACAAGTACCTTCATGGATTTTGTTAAATCTATATGGAAAGAATTTATTAACGGCGACCATCACGTAAAAATGGCGAAAGCTTTTGATGATATCGCTACGGGTAAATTAAAACGTTTAATTATTAATATGCCTCCTAGACATACAAAGTCTGAGTTTGCATCACATTTGTTCCCTGCATACTTATTAGGTAAAAACCCTAAATTAAAAATAATAGAAGCAACCCACACCGCTGACCTTGCAGTTAACTTCGGTAGAAAAGTTAGGGATTTAATTGACGGTGAAGAATATAAAGAGCTATTTCCTGAAACAGAACTAAAAGCAGATAGCCGTTCTGCGGGTAAATGGTTAACTAATAAAGGCGGCGAATATTACGCGGCAGGTATTGGTGGTGCATTAGCAGGTAGAGGAGCGGATTTGTTTATTATTGATGACCCGCATTCTGAACAAGACGCTATGTCTGATAAAGCGATGGAAGAAGCTTATGAATGGTTTATGGCAGGTCCACGTCAGAGGCTACAGCCTGGAGGTGCAATCGTTATAGTTATGACCCGTTGGAATAAAAAAGATTTAACGGGTCGGTTAATTAAGAAAATGGCACAAAACGAAGGAGCAGACCAGTGGGAAGTTATAGAGTTTCCTGCAATATTACCAAGTGGTACTCCTCTTTGGGAAAATTTTTGGAAGTTAGAAGAATTAGAAAGTATTAAAGCTTCGGTTAGTCCTGGAAAATGGGCGGCACAATATATGCAAAGACCTACAGGGGAAGGTATATCGATTATCCCTAAAGAATGGTTTAATATTTGGGAAGAAAATAAACCACCTAAATGCGATTATTTAATACAAAGTTACGATACAGCGTTTTTAAAATCAGAAAGAGCTGACTTTACCGCTATAACAACTTGGGGAGTTTTTTATCCTGAAGGAAAGATAGGTGAAGAAATATATCACGGTAACGAAGCTCATTTAATTTTAATAGATTGTATAAAAGAACGTTTCGATTTTCCTGAATTAAAAGCGGAAGCGTTACGTATGTATGATTATTGGGACCCTGACGTAGTAATTATTGAAGCTAAAGCTAGTGGTATCCCATTAGTACAAGAATTACGTAGAGTAGGAATTCCCGTAAATACATTTAGTCCAGGAAAAGGACAAGATAAAATTGCAAGACTAAATTCGGTATCCCCTATTTTTCAAGATGGAAGAGTTTGGGTGCCTGATAATAGATTCGGTGAAGAACTTATGGAAGAAGTTTCTGATTTTCCTGGTGGAGAAAATGATGACTTAGTTGACGCAACTACTTTAGCATTAGCTAGGTTTAGGGAAGGTGGATTTTTACAATTAACAAGTGATTATTTTGAAGAAGAAGAACCGTTTCATAGGGAAAGGGTTTATTATTAATTCAAATCATACTATGATGTATAACTATGGCTATTGAAAAACAACCGTTGGCAGCTGTTCCTGATTCTCAAGAGGCGATTGAGCTAGAAATTATGCAACAGCCTGAAGAAGAAACAGAACTTTTTGTTCAACCAGACGGCTCTATAATTAAGGGCAGCGAAATGGAAGATGAACAACCTTCTAAATTTGGTGAAAACTTAGCAGAGAGTTTAGATGAGCGAGAACTAAACACAATAGCAACCGAATTAGTAGGTTCTTACGAAGATGACGTAGACTCACGTTCCGATTGGTTTTCTACTTACACCGAAGGGTTAGATTTATTAGGTATTAACGCAGATTCTAGGTCGCAACCTTTTGTTGGAGCCTCAGGAGTTCATCATCCGATACTCGCAGAAGCTGTAACTCAGTTTCAAGCACAAGCATATAAAGAAATGTTACCCGCAGGAGGACCTGTAGATACAGAAGTTTTAGGAATGACTGATAATGCTAAAATAGAAAAAGCAAATCGTGTTAAAAATTTCATGAATTATCAAATAACTTATAAAATGGAAGAATATGACCCAGAAATGGACCAGTTATTGTTTTATTTACCGTTATCAGGCTCTGCATTTAAAAAAGTTTACTACGACCCTTCATTAGGAAGGGCTACAGCACGTTTTGTTAAGTCAGAAGACTTAGTTGTTCCGTATTACGCGGTAGATTTACTAACTTCTCCTAGAATTACTCACGTAATTCATATGACAGAAAACGAATTACGTAAATTACAACTGTCGGGATTTTATAGAGATACCGATATGGCTCCTCCAGGGAGTGAAACAGAGATGTCTGATGTAGAAGATAAGATGGATGAGCTTCAAGGACTTACTAGAACTGTTTCTGACGAAGAATTCACGTTATTAGAGATGCATGTTGACCTAGATTTAGACGGATATCAAGATTTAGACGAAAATGGTGAAGAAACAGGGTTAGCATTGCCGTATATCGTTACTATTTGTAAAGATAATAACGAAATTTTGTCAATTAGGCAAAATTATAAAGAAAATGACCCTATGAGGAAGAAAATTGAGTATTTTACTCATTATAAGTTCCTTCCAGGACTCGGTTTTTACGGTTTTGGCTTAATTCACATGATGGGCGGCTTAACTAAGTCAGTTACCGCAATTTTACGTCAATTAATAGACGCAGGTACGCTTTCTAACCTTCCAGCAGGGTTTAAATCACGTGGATTAAATATTCAACGTCATGATGACCCCTTACAACCAGGAGAATGGAGAGATGTCGACGCTCCAGGTGGAAGATTACAAGATGCCTTCCTTCCTTTACCTTATAAAGAGCCGAGCGGTACTTTAGCTACGTTATTAGGAGCATTAGTAGATTCTGGTAAAAGATTTGCGGCTACAGTAGAAAATCCAACAGGCGATGGTAACTCTGAAGCTCCTGTAGGAACAACAGTAGCATTAATGGAAAAAGGACAAAGAGTTATGTCCGCAATCCATAAAAGATTACATTATGCACAAAGATGTGAATTTAAAATTCTAAAAAGAGTTTTTGGAGAGTTTTTACCTCCTCAATACCCGTATCAAGTACAAGGTGCATCAGAAAGTGTATTTAAAGAAGATTTTGATAATTCTGTAGACGTTATACCTGTAAGTGACCCTAATATTTTTAGTATGACACAAAGAATAACTTTAGCTCAAACACAGCTTCAAATGGCACAAGCAGCTCCTGAATTACATGATTTACGAGAATCTTACAGAAAAATGTATATAGCACTAAATATTAAAGATATTGACGCTTTATTACCTCCCGAAAAAGAAGTTCCGCCAAGAGACCCTATAAGTGAACAACAAGCAGCTATGACGGGTAATCCTATAAAAGCTTACCCTTTCCAAAACCACGAAGCGTATATTGGAGCTCATAGTGCTTTTATGCAAAATCCTATGGTTCAACAAAACCCTATAGCAACACAAGCAATAGGAGCAAATATACAAGAACATCAGTCCATGTTATATAGACAACAAATAGAACAAGCAATGGGTCAACCATTACCTCAAATAGAAGATGGACAAATGCCTCCAGAAGTAATGAACCAAATAGCTATGATGGCAGCACAAGCTACACAACAAGTTACAGGTCAAGCACAAGCAATGGCACAAGCAGAAGCCGCAGCACAACAAAATCCACAAATGGAAATGTTCCAGCAGCAACTACAATTAGAAAAAGAACAGTTAATGCAAAAAGCAGAAGACGATGCAAGAGACGCACAACTTGCTGCAATGAAAGCAGAACTAGACGCACAAATTAAACGTGAGAAAATAGAGGCAGACCTTAGAGTTGCCGATACTAAAACAGCAGTCGAATTACAAGAATTAGAGCAAAAAGCAAAAGCTGATGCTGATAAGAACTATACCGAACTAGTAAAAACAGTTAGAGATAGTAGAAACCAAAACGGAGAATAATATGCATAGAAACAAAGATTACCCGTCACCTTCTAAAAAGGTGAACAGGTCTGCTCCTAGTGAGCCTAAAATGGTAGATAACACTAAAACACAAACAGTTGCTGCTGGCGAAGTAAATACAGACGCAAAAGGCAACGTTGTTGGTAAAGAGTCTAAAGTAAAGGCTGCTTACGGACAAACTAAAGGACTTCTTTGGTATAACTACATTAAATAAATGGATTATATCTTAGCTACGGAGCATTTGCTCCGTAAATATCGTGAGAGAAAAGAAGCTCTTACGCAGACATTAGCTTCTGGAAGTGTTGAGAACTTTGAACAATACCAAAGGATAGTTGGTGAAATAGCAGGTTTGAGTTTTTCTGAACAGGAAATTCAAACTTTACATTCTAATATGGAGGATGCAAATGACGAATAAAGTCGAAACAAAAACTGTTCCAGATAGAGTATTAAGGGAATTCGGAAGTGATAGTGTTCCAGAACAAAATATAGAACCTGTAATTACCCCCGATAACCTAGACTCTCATGCGGAATCGCTACCACGTCCTACGGGGTATCGAATTTTAATATTACCTTTCACACAATCGACAGTGACTAAAGGCGGCATACATTTAGCTAAAGCAACGGTAGACAAGGAAAGACTTGCGACTGTTGTAGGTTATGTTGTTGCTATGGGCGCAGACGCTTACAGTGACCCACATAAGTTTCCTGAAGGAGCTTGGTGTAAAGAAGGTGATTGGGTAATCTTCGGTAGATATGCAGGTGCTCGTTTTCAAATAGAAGGAGGCGATATGCGTCTTTTAAATGATGACGAAATCTTAGCTACTATAGATGACCCAGAAGCAATTTTATCATAACAATCTTGAGGAGGACTCATGCAAAATAATGAAGCAGAAAAAATAGAATTAGAATTAGAACTTCCAGAAGGGGAAGTAGACATACACGCAGCTGATGTAGACACATCACTGCCAGACAACACCCAACAAGAAGCTGTATCGGAAACTAAAACCGAAACAGGTAAAGAGTTGGACGATATTAGCGATTCAGTACAAAAACGTATTGATAAGTTAACTTATAAAATGCGAGAGGCAGAAAGACAGCGAGATGAAGCTGTTAATTATGCTCAAAGCGTTAATCAAACAGCAACAACTTTAAAAGAAAAGTTAAAAAATTCCGATACATCCCTTTTCAAAGAGTATGACAACAGGGTACAATCAGAAATAACAGGAGCTAAACAGCTTTTGAAAGAGGCACAGGATGCAGGAGATGGTGAAGCTGTTGCTAATGCAACAGAAAAACTTTCTAGAGCTAGTGCTGAAGCAGAAAATCTTAGAAGATTATCAGCTCAGCAACAAGTTAGAGAAAAGAATCAACCACAAGAAGTTCCTGTTGAGCCGTATACGCCTACCCTACAGCCTCAGGCTGCGGGACCAGACCCAAAAGCAGAGGAATGGGCGGCTAAGAATAAATGGTTTGGAGATGACCAAGCAATGACGTTTGCAGCATTTGGAATACATAAAGAACTAGTCGAAAGTGGAATAGACCCTACTTCCGATATGTATTACAGCGAAGTAGATAAACGTATGCAGGATAATTTCCCACATAAGTTTTCCGAAGAGCAATCTGCCCCCGTGCAACAGGTTGCTGCCAGTAGCAGAGGTGTTAGTGGTAGAAAAGGTTCACGTAAAATAAAACTCACGCCAAGTCAAGTAGCAATAGCTAAAAGACTAAACGTGCCACTAGAAGAATATGCTAAGCATATCGAAGGAGTATAAAAATGACAGAAGATAATAAAACAACAGAAGTCAGAACTGACCGTAACTCACGGTCTGCAGAGACACGAGACTCTCAAACTCGCAGAACGCCTTGGAAACCCCCGTCAATGTTAGACGCACCTGAAGCACCTCCTGGATATCAATTCAGATGGATTCGTGAAGCTACTAGAGGACAAGATGATAAATCTAATATGTCTAAACGTATTAGAGAAGGATATGAACCTGTGAGAGCAGAAGATTATCCTGATTTCGAAGCCCCTACAGTAGACAGCGGAAGCAATACAGGAGTAATTGGGGTTGGAGGTTTAATCCTCGCTAAAGTTCCAGTCGAAACCGCAGAAGAACGTACAGAGTATTTTCAAAACCAAGCAAAATCTGCTATGGACGGTGTAGACCATTCCTTTATGCGAGAAAGTGACGCTAGAATGCCTATAAAAGATAGTGATATCCAAAGGTCTTCTAAAGTCGCGTTTGGTAGTAAACCTACCAACAAATGAGATTAATAATAACAATGTATATAAGCAAAGGAGATTATCATGGCTAATACAAATAAACCAGATGGTTTTACTCCAGCATATCATAT